GATGGTTTTGTATATTGCGATGGAATGGTTTTAACCAATTTTGTTTCCAAGGGAAATGACCACATTTTAATGTTTGGCACATGGTTCGATACTGAGGCATCTGGTCATGGAAATGAGCGCAGAATTTTTGGTGATAAAGTCGAGAATTGGCAAGAAGGCTTAGATCATAAATCCTTTAAGCTTGGCGACTTGATGCTAATTCACCATTTCAAAAAAACAGAGTGGAACAATCGACCATTTGAAATGTTTGAGAGAGTTCAGAAAGCAAAGAGCCGCCTCAAATATGATTTCGAAGCGGCTCAGAAAAATATCATGAGAAAGTTTGATTAGTCCCAATAATCAGAAATCTTTTCATCCATAAACTGATGACCACATGCAATGAATGTTGACTTGTACCAGTCGCGGAAATTTTCATCGTCAATCTTAATTTCAGAGAAATAAGTGCGCAGAGATTTTTCATCATCTGCGCTGAGTTCGATTGTTGTTTCTATTTTGATTTTCACTTCTTCACCCTGTCATGTTGACTGAGCGAACTTCATACCCAGCTTTTTCAACTGTTGAGCGAGCTTGGGCGCGGTTGTTGGCTTCCACCTCTACCGTGTCGCAAGTGAAATATTTACCGTCTTTGAAAACAGAAACCTCAACATCGTAAGAGTGCTTTGAGTTTTCCATCAAGATTGTTTCTAGTGCCATTTTCTCACCCCCATCCGTAGACTTCGAACTGACGCACATCTGAGAGCGTAGTATCTGGGTCAACTTCGATTTTTTCAACTGAATATTTGTCAGTCGGTTCTTTGTTGAATTGCTGACAAATGGTGTGATGCGTTGCAACGTAAAAGTTCATGTCACTCATGGCCTCTCCGAAATCGGCATAGGCTTCCATTGCCTTTGGCTCATCAGGGTTGCCACCATTGATGCGAATTTCTGCCGCTAATGCTGGGCTGAACTTTTCAAGTTTCTTCAAGATATAAAAGGTTTTCATTTCCATTTCAGCTTCTCCCTTACGCTGCGATTTTGTGGATGAATTTGGTTGTGCCTGTGCGCTGAGTGCCGCGCATTGACTTGCCCATCAGGCCAGCCTTCTTCTTGGCGATCTTGTATGCGCGGCTGTGCTTGCGCGAGAAATCAGAAAGACCGATTTCGTGGACGATGGCTCTCATCTTGGGTGAAAGCTCATCGACGATTGACATTTTGCGTTGGGCTGAGAATTTGATCGCTTCCATTTTTACGCCCCCCATTCCACAGTGAAAGGCATAATGCATTCAGCGTTGCGCTTTGCTTCCTCAAAGGTTTTAAAGCCTGTGATTTCATCAAAGGTTGTTTTGATGATCCAGCCTACGCCATAAACATTGGCGATTGTTAAAGGATGCTGGCTGTTTGTTGCTTCAAAGATTAGCGGGGTTGTTGCTGTAAATTCCATTTTTTCGATCTTTCGTTTGGGTTTGTTTTTATGTTTATATAAACTATATAATATGCCTAAAGCATAATGTAAAGCATAAATTTTATAAATTTGTAATTTTTTTTAAATTAAAAAAGGGGCCGAAGCCCCTTGATTATGTTTTCTGTGGTTTTGCTTTAGGCTTGAGTGATGCCCTTGCGGTCTGATGGTCTGTGAAGAACTTATGATCCCCAATGGTCATCCTCTCATCAAGATCTTTTGACCAGACTGTGGTGATGTCCTTTCGGTGATACCAAAGAAGGTTCTGATCCGAATAGGTTCTCTTTCCCAGCCTTAGATTTCGCAGCGCCTCTTGGCTTATATTTACCGCGTCAGCCCATGCGTCCTGATCACTTGGGATTGCCGCCCAGCCGTTCTTTGAAACGAAACTGAACTGATTGGCGTCCGTTACAACGCTGCAAACATCGTCAGGGAACGCGCTATGCTCGACACGGTTGATCACCACCTCGGCAACGGCTCTCTGGCCCTCTAGAGGCTCTCCACGCGCCTCATGATACACGGTCAGGGCCAAGCATAGTTCAACCAGCATTACTTGCGCCCCAGCTTATGGTTTTGACCGTAGCGCTCCTCAAAGAGGACGCCACGTTGACCAAAGCTTCTACTCTTAGGCTGGTATGGAATGAAGTTATCCCCTGCCCCCTCTAGCTCATATTCTGGCGGGTTGAGGCGATCTTCTTCGCGGTTCTGGTAATCAAACATTTCTTGCCAGACGCCCATGCTGGCCCTGCAATAGTCTTTGTCTTTGATGCTGTTCTTAAAATTATCATAGCTGAGAGCGTTTATATAATTCTGAACAACGCGAGAGACTTCGTTGCGCTTTACCCATGCACGATAAGCATAATCTGAGCCTGTCATATACACTTCTTGAACATCAGGAAAAAGCTTATTGATCGCACCTTTGACGCGAGAACGAACGAGAAGCCTGTCGCCTTTTAGGTTATCTTTGTCTGCCACGATGGACAGGAAACAGTCTGAAGTAAAAATCCACATTGAGTTTGGGTTCCTATTTTGTTATTATTACATTATGTAATATATGCTTTTAGCATAATTATGTCAAGAGTGAGATTGGCTCACACGTTCGAGGCGGTGCTGAGAGCGAAATTTATATAAGAGCGCGGAGCGTTTTTTTCATGGCTTTAAAAGCGAAACTAGACAGTCTGGAAGGACTACCCGATGGGGTTGCAGAATTTTATCAACAAACTGAAAGCGGTTACGAGTTGGCCGTTGATGGCATGGTGTCAAAGGACACTGTTGACCAGTTTCGCGATAACAACATCAAGCTTCAAAAAGATATGGCAAAGCTTTCAAAGGTTGTTCAGTCGGTTGACCTCGACGAATACAAGCAACTCAAAGAAAGAGAGCAAGCCCAGAAAGACCAAGAATTGATTGAGGCTGGCAAGGTTGACGAATTGGTTCATGCGAGAACCGAGCGCTTGCGAACTGATATGGAAGCGAAAATGAATGCGGCTCTGACACAAGCAGAGACAGCCACCCAAGAGGCCAAGCAGTACAAGCAAGAGCGCGACAGCTTTTTTATAAACCAGCGCCTCTCAAAGGCAGCGGTGAGTGCTGGCGTTCGTGAAACGGCGATTGAAGACGTTATGAACCGTGCAAATCAGGTTTGGCGTCTAGATCCAGAAACAAAAGATCTGATGCCCATGCAGGGTGATCAGGTTGTTTACGGCAAAAAGGGAACACCCTTAACCGTAGAGGAATGGTATGGCAGCTTGGAAGAGCAAGCTCCACATCTGTTTAAATCATCATCTGGCGGTGGCGCTTCTGGCGGTGTCGGTGTGGCTGGTCGCAAGGTGTCGATGTATAATCAAGAAGGCATGAATAATTCTCTCGAAGCTATCGCTATGGGAAAAATTCAAGTCACCGAATAACGCAGTGAGATAATGCGTTGGGTCAATCTCGGTGAGGTTGACCTTCTCACAAACTGGACGAGCGGAGTTCGTCATCTGAGCCTCGGCGGGGCTTTCTAACCCTAAATCTTAATCTATGAGGAAAATCGTAATGGCTAATACCGTAACGAATATCATGCCCAAGATCCTCGCCAGAGGACTATTGGCATTGCGCGAACAGGCTATCATGCCCCGCGTTGTAAATGGCGACTATTCTGCACAAGCAGCACAAAAGGGTGACACTATCGACGTGCCAATCCCATCTGCTTTGAGTGTCAGCGCAGTAAGCCCGAGCAATACTCCCCCCGCACCAGCGGATAGCTCACCTTCCAAAGTTCAAATCTCTTTGAGCAATTGGTATGAAGCGAACTTCCACATGACCGACAAAGAAATGGTCGAGGTGGATCGCAATGAACACTTCGTCCCAATGCAAATGAGCGAGGCTGTTAAAGCTCTTGCCAACAAAATCAACACCACTGTTCATGAGCAGTACACAGGTGTTTTTGGTTTTGCTGGTACGGCTGGCACAACTCCATTCGCGTCAGCGGTTTCTGCGGCAACCGATGCGCGTAAAGTGCTTAACCAACAGCTATGCCCACGCACAGATCGTCGGATGATCCTCGATTTTGATGCGGAAGCAAACGCCTTGGCATTGGACGCTTTCAACAACGTCAACGAAGTTGGCGGCACAGGCCCGAAAATCGACGGTGAAATCGGACGCAAGTTTGGCTTCGATATTTACACCGATGATGCGGTTGTCACGCACAGCGCTGGCGGCTCAGGAACTCCACTTGTGAATGGCGCTCTTTCGGCTGGTAACACCACTGTTGCCATCGACGGAATGACAGGCACAGGCGGTCTTGTAGTTGGCGACATCATCACGATGGCTGGGAACACCCAGACATATGCGGTTGTTGCGGCTCCAGCGGCATCAGGTGGCGCACAGTCTGTGACTGTATCACCAGCAATCACTGGCACTATCGCTGACAACGCGGCGATCACTGTGAAAGCTGACCACATTGTGAACTTGGGCTTCCATCGTGACGCCTTTGCACTTGCAATGCGCCCACTTCAAGGTGCAACTCAAGGCGATGGTTATGGGAACCAAATCGTTGCGATGACAGACCCGCAAACAGGTCTTTCAATGCGCCTCGAAGTTTCACGTCAGCATAAACAGGTTGTTTACAGCCTAGACGCCCTCTGGGGCGTTAAACTGATCCGTCCAGAGTTGGCGGTTCGGATCGCTGGTTAATTTGATCGGGGCGGGGTTTTCCTCGCCCCTTTATCAAAGGACATGAAATGACAATCACGGTTTATAAAGGCACAGATCACGCGATCATCGAAGAGAGCGACTTGTCTCGTTTCGAGAAAGCTGGATGGTCAAAGACAAAGAAAAAGGCAGCGGCATCAGAGCCAAAACGAGCGCGTAACGCTGACGGAACTTTGAAAGCAGACAACCCTTCGACGCCAGAAAACGAGGCGTGGGAAGGCGGCAAAGCCCCAAAGAAGGCCAGAAGCAAAAAAAGCTAAAGCCCCACTCACGGGGCTTCTGAGCGCGTCTGAGAGATATTTAAATGGCTATAGTGCTGACAGTTGAAAGTGGAACGGGCCTTCATAACGCGAATGCTTATGTTTCAGTCGAGGATTGCAATACCTTCAACAACGAAAGACCTTATGCCACGTCATGGTTGGCGGTTGGTCTTGAGGATAAGAAGCGCGCAATCATCATGGCGACAAGACTGCTTGATGAACATATCGATTGGTATGGACAGAGCAAAAGATCCCATAATTTAGATTTATCAACCGCAGAACGTCAGGCTTTATCTTGGCCCAGAAGCGGAGTGTCTGACAGTGATGGCTACACTGTCGATCAGGACACGATCCCGACATGGCTTAAAAATGCCACTTCTGAATTTGCAAGATTTCTGGCTCTTGAGGATAGAACGGTTGATCCCGCAACGGCTGGGTTTTCAAAGATCCAACTCGGAACTTTGCAGATTGAGGTTGATGCGGAAGATCGCGCAGGGGTCATTCCTCGCGGCGTTGTTCATATGGTCGCGCAATATGGAACCATTCGCTATCGCGGATCAGCAAAGTTGATGAGGGTTTAGTATGGTAGCTGCATCAACAAATTTGGTTTGCGATCAAGGGTCAACTTTCAACGTGACGGTGACATGGAAGGATGCGAACGAGGCCGCAAACGATGTGACAAACCACAACGGGCGAATGGATATTCGTTTTGCACAGACGAAAGAGGCCGATTTGGTCTTGCAACTAACACAGGCGAACGGGCGAATTATTCGAAAAAACCCAGTTTCCAGTGGAAAGTTTCAACTTTTGATTTCGGCAGCTGACACGGCGGCTTTGACTGCTGGTGAATACTTCTACGACTTTGAGGTGTTCACGATTGACGGGAGAAGCCCCGTTGAGGTTCAGCGATTAATCCAAGGAAAATTCACGGTAAGGCCAGAGGTGACAGGATGACCGACACGGTAGTAATTCGGGGAAG